TAATGCAATCTCAGCTTCACTCATTCCTTTGTAAAACTCTGATGAAACAACATTACCAAGTTTGTTGCTGCCCATAGCGTTTAGCAAGGTTTGTAATTCTTTAGTCTTGGCTTGTGCTGCATCTAACGCCTTGGTGTATTTATCAATGTCGTCTAAATTCTCAGCAGCGATGGCCTTCATAAGTAACAGGCGAACGCGATCTTCTTCGCTTATCTTACCTTTAAGGGCTGCTTCAATCTGAATCTTTTGGATGTCAAAGATTGCCTTTGCTTTAGCCAATTTCAATGCATCTTGCTGGGATTTCAAGGTCTTTTTATTGGTTGCCAGCATCTCGGCTTGCTGTTTCTTAGCGGCAGCGGCAGCCTTAATCTCTGCCTGATTTCTAGCATAGGTTCCTGCTGGACTCTTTGAACGATTAGTCAAAGGCGTTTTCATAGTCGGAATAATTCCAAACTTGAAATCAACTTGACCTAAAGCCTGCTCCATAAGTTTAGGAGAAATGATGGTTGCCAAGAGCTTGCTAAAGAAGTCAATCTTGGCTGTTGCTTTGTCAATGCTTCCATTACCCGCAAAAGTAGTAAAAGCATCAATCAATGCCCCGCCAATAGTCTCTGAAGCATTGGCTGCTGCTACATTAAGTTTGTCCAGTTTTCCAGAATAAGTATCAGCAGCTAGAGCGGCCTGACCATTAGAAATCTTTGTAATTCTTGCTAAGACTTCTTCAAATGACATTGCACTTAACTGAGCCTTGCTTAGTCCTAGTCCATACTTTTGCAAGCCTTTTGTATTGCCAGTAAATGCTCTAGAAATATCGTCTGCGACTGATACAACATCCACACCACTTTGTGCGCTCAAATCAAGAGCAGTCTTTAACAGGGATTGAGACTTGCGCCAATCTCCAGTCGTGGTAATTAACTTCTGATAGGCAGGACGAAGAAGATCATCGAGAACGCCATATTGCTTTTCTAAATCCGATATGAATGTTTTAACAGCTGGATCAGCAAAGGCAAGACCTAGATTGTTAAGAGTACGGGATAAGACTCTTGCTGCTTTATCATCTGCTGCAAAGGCTTGGACTGCCTGCTTGCTGTATTGCGCTAAGGCTCTAGCTGAAAAGGCTACGCCAAATCCCTGCGCAAGATTGCCTATAGTTTTAGTTAGGGCTTTAGCTGCTTTGTCGGCTTGGCTGAATGCTTTTTTTCCAGTAAATTCAGCGGCAAGACTAATTAAGATATTGCTCATGCAATTGCCTGAGAACTGCTCACAGTTGTGCGCTTGTTGAACTTAGCATTAACCACATCAATAGCTTTGAAAATTGCTGTTGTCTGTTTGCCTTCATCTTGATCCCAAGCACGAAATATAAGCCGTCCTCGCATGTCTTGGCCATCGCGCTTGCGACCATAAAGAGCACCTTGCTGAACAAATCTAGCACCCGCATTAGGATTATTAGATTTGCTTTTAGGATCACCAGCAGGATTTTTTCTACCAGCAGTTTCATAAATTGCACCAGCTGCCGACATATTACGAACCCTAAACAATGATCTAAAACCTTTAGCATTTGGCTTGCCATAGCCAGTGCGATAAACAATGCCGCGCTTGATTTCAGAAGCATTGTAAAGTGGGAAGAATCGCACTCGTTCTCCCTCTGATGAAAAAGTCCTAAACATAGAATTTCTAGCAGTTAATTTACGATTAGGATTGAACTCCCAATTGTAAAGACCAGCTGGAACTTTGTTAGGCACAAACCCTCTGGCATCCTTTTGAATAACTTTTAAGGATTTTGTAATCTCAGCAGTCAGTTCTTTGGCCAAATCTGGAGCATAGGCATTAAGAGCCTTACGGAGTGCGATTACGCCCTTTACCTCTACTGGCATCGCTAGACTCCTTTGCTTCATCTCTAAGACCCTGCAACAAGGCTTGAAGCATTATTGGGTCTAACTCTAATAACTGCTGTGGCGCAATCCCCAACCTAATGCTAAGTCTAGCAATAAGGTAAGTGAATGGAAGATCGCGCTTTAAGACAAAGGGTCGGAGTCTAACACCTCAACACTTTTAAGAGTGCTGATGAAAGTCTCTAACCTTGCATCTACTGGCTCACCTAACCTTTTAACAACTTCATGCGCAAGAAAATACACTTGGGTTTGGCGTTCTTCTTCACGAAACGCCTTATGGAACCCCATGTTGTAATGCTGTTCGAATAGATATTCGATTAAGGGAGTCACTTCCCCTTGCACTACTTTTCCATCTGCAAATGTAACTTTTAACTGTGCCATGTTTTGCCCCTTTTTTAGTTGTTTAGAATGTACCTGTTGTGGCTACTGTAATTGCTCCTGAAACCTGAAAAGTCAAGCTCTGCACTCCTAAATCACCTGTAGAGCCATTTATAGGAGTAATAGAATCAACCAACATTAGACCGCTGTAGAAAGGATTTGCAGCAGAACCTATAGATGATGAATCTAATGCGCACTTGAAATATGCATTAGTTGCAAACAATGTGTTCATTGTCTGAAGAACTGCTGATGCTGCATCATCATTGATTAGTTCCACTGTAATGGAATTTGTTTGGAGTCCAGCCACATATCGTCTCCCTGTGTCACCCATTGCTGTGGTTTCCAAGCTATCAACTGAACGAGTTAATGTGAAACTTGTTACATACGAACTGAGATCAATTGAAGCAGGACTCGTTGTGCCTACCTTGAAACCGACCTTATTGGTTAAGCCTTGAGCCATGATTATTCCTCATCTTTCTTAGTAACTGGTTTTGGTGCTGTTGCAGCTTGACCGATTCGCACGAGCCAATCTGCGTTTGCCTTGTCGTTATCGGACATAATTTAACTCCAACTTGTTAGTATTGATACGGACATCTCGCAACTCAAAAGTGTGCCTGATGGAGCTTCGAGAACGCTTGGTGCGCTGACTGCGCCTACATTATAGACCAATGAAGTCGCTGCAAGTTGTGCGAACACACTTACAACTGCATCTTCAATGCCATTAAGATTCCCCTCATTGTCAAAAAGAGGAACAGTAATAATTAACTTAAAGTTTGCTAATGGGCTAATAGTGCTGCGACTATTATTGTTTGGAACAAGGTAAGGGTTATCTGGAGAAATTATTAAACTGTTTGCGAGAATTGTCGCTGGTGGATAAGCAAATGTTTGCCATTTGGCGTTATTGACTAAAGCTGTGGCAAGTGTGGTTCTAAGTGTAGTGATAGCAACTGTCATGGCCTATCCAACCATTGAACGCGGATCGAGTGTATGTGCGAGCAAACCTCGTACCCTTGCAAGAAGTCCTGAACCCATCTTCCAAGGTGAGGGCTGGAAATCAACAGCAACGCCGCCTGAACTTGTGGTTTGACGGGCTTGCCAGATATCAACAGCGATCATTAAAGCTGCTTCTTGTACGGCTGAATCTGCTGTCCAATCAACATTGGATGTGCCAGCAACTTTGCCAAATGGAACACAAGCATGTTTGACAGTAGCAGTAGGTGAGCCAGTAACTGCAAAGGTAATTGAATCTTCTCCAACAGCTGTCAGAGTTTTTGAACCATTAAAAGGGCTGCCATTTTGACTTATAGTGACAACTTGACCTACATAAAAAACATTTCTTATGTCGAAATCAAAATATAAAGTGCCTTCAGTTGTTGTGTTGCTATGAGCTGAATTAAATTCATAATTTGCCCACAACATAGGAATGATTACATCGTCTGCTGCATCGCATGTTGTTTGCAGGGTCGGTGAAGAATACAGACTGCCTACGCCAAGTGCTGCGCGTAATTCAGCTTCTGTGCAAAGAGACATGTCAATCCTTTCTAAAGACTCTGAGGGTCAGAGGGCTACTGACCCTCAGAGCGACTTAGTTTCTAACTTATTAAGTTAGGTTATAGCGGCGTACGCCCTTGCCATTACCGCAATACATTGCAAGATAGCCATATAGCATAATCTGAATTTGGCCTGTACCAAGCAAATTGACGCGAAGTTCAGTCTGTGGTGATTCCCATGTATAAACAGATTCTGGTGCAACAAGGAAAGCAGATTCATCAATGATTCCGCTTGCTGTGATGTTGTGATCAACAATGAGCGAAGTTCCAAGTACATTTCCAACGACTGCTGTTGGTACTACTGCACCTGATGCGTTCTGTGTCTGACCTTGAGCTGCATACAATGGTCGTGATGATCCATCGACATAACCATTGATTGCTGCCCACTGATCTGTAGAGGCAACTAGCTTATTGGCAAATGAGCCACCAGTTCCCTTATATGCAGCTGCTGTTTCAGTTGCAATGAATGATTGCAATCCTGCTGCTGTTGCTGCTGTAGCTGTTGCTTGTGTTCCAGCAGATGTAAATTTAGCAATAAGAGCAGCATCTGTTGCCTTCTCGTATGCCTTGCGAAGTTCTGTCATAAGTAAATCTAGGAAAGCAGGAGAACTTCTGTCAATGAGCTCAAAACTGACCTCGTTGAGGCCACTGTATTTTTGGACAGAAATTGTGTCATATTGGCTGGTCATTCCAGTTTCAGTTGTTGCTGAACCTTCATTTACAGCTGCAACTGCTGGTGCTGTATCTGCAGATGTAGCATTAGTAAATAAACGAGGAATGGTGAAAGACATTCCAGTTACGCCTGCAAGTGAGCCGCGTGTGACAGCTTCAAATGCTGGACGACCTGTAAATGTATCTGTTAAGAATGTGTTGAGGTGTGGTGCAAGTGTTAGACCAGTGTTTGTTGATGTTGAATCGTCAGCTGCCAAAACTTTACGGCGAGCTTCTGTATCGCCAAGTGCTGCGCGGATACTTGCATCTAGGTACTGTCCTGATGTGATTGGTGCAACGCGCTCGCGCACATTGGTTATGCTAACAGTTGGGCGAGCAGCTTCGACAGCCGTTGCCTCAACTTCTGGTGCTGCGACATCGGGAGTATTTTCCACGACTGCCTCGCTTTCTGTTGGTGGGTTTTCTTCTTCTACAACTGGAGTTTCCTCAGCTGCAATATCAGTGACTTGTGCTGATTTGAAAGCTGCCTCTGTAACAAGGCTGACTTCAAACAAGCGAGCAGCGGAGACATGCATCACGCCGCCTTTTTGTTTTGATGTAATAACTTCAACTCCAACACTCAAACCTGATTGCAAACCTTCTTCAGCCAGAATTAAAGCCTCTGTACCCCGTTGGGAACGACTGATAGAAAACGATGCATAAATCCCATCGCCTGCTTGCTCAATAAAAGCTGTTGCTTTTCCGAGAGGTTTTCTTGAATCGTGTTGATTGAGTAACTTAATAGTTTTAGGATCATCTGGAAGTGCAATTGAGCCTTTCTCAAATACAACTTTACCAGCTGAAGTGTTGCCGACTTCGCCTGTGCCTTGTGGGACTATCTTGCCTGAGATGGTGCGTTCCTCTAGGTTCGCTGTTAGCTCTGACGAGAAAGTTAGGATATTTGTCATTGGATACCATTACTTCCGTTAGGTGTTAAATCTTCCATCTCCATCGCTTGCTCAACAGTAATTAAGCCAAGTGCCAGCATCTTTTCAATAACTAGCAATCGTTGCATTGGTTCTGTTTTAAGGAAGGAAGAATCTACATCGAATCGAACAGCGTTTCCTGCTGCTGTTATGTCATTCATAGAAAGACGATCCTCTATTGCACACACATAGGGAGCTAGTGATAGAGAATAAAATTGTTTTCTTTCGTCCAACACATTTGCATAAGTCATGGAATTGTTGGCTTCAGCCGATAGCATGTAAGCAGGAATTGAGCACAATCTGGCAATTTCAGTTGCTAAAAATTGTTGTGCTTCGTCATACATCATGTCTTTAGGTGAAAACGATGCAACATTGTAACTAAGAGTAGAAGTTAAATAAGCAGTTGATCTATTCAATCTGCTTTGTCGCCAAGAAGCAAGCAATCCTTGAACTTCTTTTGGATCAAGGTCAGCACCCGAATTGGAGATGTAACCAGTAGGCATTGGAGTTGCTGCTGCAATAACTGCTGCTTTACGCAAATCAATTGCTGCTTGTATAGTTTCTGATCCGCGTTCGAGAATGCCCTCATCAAATGCTTGGAATGTAATTAAACTTCCAAGACCTGACATTGGTACAGCTTTAGCATCAATGTAATACTGTGTAACATTTGTGTTAGTCAAATCTGTGCTAAAAGTTACCTTGACATTTGGAATCCATTGGAATCTAGCAGGGCGACCATCCTCGGCATAAACCTCTGTTACTTGCCAATAACTTACTCCATACATAAGCAATGAATCGACTGTCCATGCCATCGTAATAGATCGTGGTTGATTTAGTGCAGGTTGATTGCACCAGACTGGATTGCCTAATTCTTCTCCCGTAGAAACGCGATAAAGATTGAGAGGCAGACCGCCAATGACACCGCTTAAAAGGTTTCTGCATCTAGCTACGGAAGGAACGGACATGGCAGCGTTACGAGATACACGCGGCAGAATCATATTTACTATGGAGTTAAGATTTTCCCCCATAATAGTAGGGGCATACTGTGCTTCGACAGTCGGCTTCTTTTGAGGTGACACTGTGCGCGAAAATATACCCATAGACACAGAGTATAGCATTTGTCAAGT